GTGTGAAAATGGTTCAGGTGTAGTATCAGCTGTAACCGTCAGCGGGGGTCCAGTCCTTGGTACACCAGCACATATCGCTGTCACAAGATCAGCAGCATCTGGTGGTACTTGCACAGTCAAATTTTTCATAAATGGTGTACAAATCGGTGCTAACCAAACAGTCACAGCACCAACAGGAGGAACTAGCGGAGTCCTGCGTATAGGGCAGGGTGAAGCAAGCCAACACTATCTCGGATTTATGACATCGCTGCAAATCATAGCAGCAGAATTAACACCCACACAAATTCTTGAAGATGCACAGTGGACAGGATTTGCTGCATCTGATATATCACCTCCTTATCTCACTAACTTAGACCCAATAGAAAATGAAACAAATGTTGCTGTAACAACGAATGTATTGTTCCGCGTCATTGATGATGATGATGGCGTCGATACAACATACACGAAAGTGTATATCGATAATATTTTAGCATACGATGCAGCTTTGGGTGGATTTCAGTCAGGGTTTACTGGAACAGCAATATCTAGTGGAGGTTACACTGATTTCAACATTGATCCAGCGATCGATTTCACAAGTCCAGATACTATCCCTGTCAGAGTCATCGCACGTGATTTAAGCGTCAACCAAAATTCATTAGATACAACATATAGCTTTCGTTTAGCGCTACCTGTTTGCGGCGAAACATATTTATGGCACATGGCAGTCCTAGATTTTAAAAGCGTCGGTGTAAAATCAGCCTCTAAGAGATTTCAACCCGTAGAAAATTCTGAGCCCATCGGATTTAAAACTCCTTTAAGATTAGGGCATCAAAGCGATGGTGTATTCGCAATGCACTTCAGCATCGCTGATCAGATACAGGATAACCTCAGAAATTTACTTCTTACAAATAAAGGTGAAAGACTAGGACTTTACGATTTTGGTGCTGATTTACGAGAATTAACGATGGAGCATGGACAAGATGCATTTGATGGTGAAGCTATTGTACGTATTAAAACAGCTGCCGATAAATACATGCCATATCTTAACTTAAAAACGTTCGAATCAAAAGTCATTTCAAACCTAGGAGGAATCAACGAACGTGTAGATATCAAAATTGTGTATGATGTGACAAAGCTTGGAATTATAGACAAAGAAATCATCGTAACATTCTTTGTCAGAGGTTAAAATGCCCATCAATATAAAACGAGATATTAAAAATGTATTATCACGTACATTTCTAAATAAAGATCGAGATGCATTTAAAGCGCTTTTGTTGCAACATGCAAGGATCTTCTTTTCTGATAAAATCAAGGACTTCTCAGAGGTATCTGTCGGTGGTATGCTTCTAGATTTTCCAGCTGAGATTGGTGATCACATGTCATTCTACCTAGATCACCAATTCACAGAACTTGATTCTGAGCTAGCAATAGAATCCCAAAATATACAGCGACATCTTCGACGTGCAGGCGTCCCTATCACTGGTGCCTCACCAGCTGTCGTAGCTGTAGCTTGGGCTATTGAGGTGCCAGCTGAGCTAGTCGGTGCATCGTATGTTCCACAAGAATCTGCGTTACCTGTCATCCTTCAGGGTAGTATCGTTGAGTCTGAGGAGGGTATTCTTTTTGAATTAACTGAAGATCTAGATTTTTCAAGACGTTATTCTGATGGAACTCTAAAAGCAAAAATCACGATAGGTAGTACTAGTTCAGCTGGTAACCCATTAACATACATCTTAGTGCTTGGGGGTAGCGGTAATTTTCCAGCTGCGCCAGACGGAATATGTCTCTCAGGCTTTCGAGCACTCGAAACATTTCAAATTTCAAATACATACATCCCATTCAGAGAGATTACGTTAGCACAGGAAAATGTGACACAAGTCGTATCAGTCACTGACTCAGATGGTAACGTATACTATGAAGTAGAATCGCTTGCACAGGATACAGTCTTTAAAGGAATTCCTAATCTTAATAGTGACAATGATCTTGTAAATGAAAATCTTGAAGTCATCCCAGCACCGTATCGCTATACTCGAACAATGGACTTTGATACAAAGCTAACTACGCTTCGATTCGGTAGTGGTAATGCATCTACGTTAAATGATGACATCATTCCTGACCCAAGTGATCTTGCTTTACCTTTATACGGTCGACAAACATTTTCAAGATTTACGCTTGATCCTGGACAATTATTGGGAACGCAAACATTGGGCATTGCTCCTTTAAATACAAGCATCTCTGTTGATTATCGATACGGAGGTGGGCTAAGACATAACGTAGCAGCTAAAAGTATCAATACGCTTAGCACATTACGTATGTCATTTCCTGGCAATATTTCATCAACATTAGCTCAGCAAATTAGAGCTAGCGTTAGCATCAGAAATGTAGAACCTGCAACAGGTGGTGAAGATGCATTAACACTTGATGAATTAAGAAGTAGAATTCCAGCAGCTCGAAATGCACAGAGTCGCATAGTGACTGCATCAGATCTCTTAGCTCGTGTATATACAATGCCATCAAACTTTGGACGAGTATTTAGAGCTGGTATACGTTCAAACCCTAGAAATCCGCTAGCTACACAATTATTCATCATCTCACGTGATGCTGATGGCAAATTAATAATCTCACCTGACTCATTAAAAAAGAACTTACGAATCTTTTTAAATGAGTTTCGGATGATAAGCGATGCAATTGACATCCTAGATGCAGCAATCATCAACCTATGCATCGAATTTAAGATAGCTGTTGAACCTAATAGCGTTAAAAACATAATCCTGCAAGATATCATGGCGAGATTACGTAAATATTTCGAGATCAAAAATTTCCAGATCGATCAACCTATAAGGTTTGATGACATTCATAGCATCATCTATTCAGCACCTGGCGTTGCCTCTGTAATCGATCTACGCTTTAAGAATATTACAGGTAATGTTGTTGATCGACAATACAGTGATGTAAAATTTGATACTGCTAGCAATACTCGCAAACGTTTACTAATCCCAAATCCGCCAGGTTCTATATTCGAAATTCGTTACCCTGAATTTGATATCGTCGGTAGCGCAGTATGAGGTTTAAATGAAGCGCATCCTACGATCTACAAAAGATACATATATAACAAATCGTATCATTCGAAATCAATTCAGAGCAACTGATGCGAACGTCGGTCAAGCTGGTACACTTGATCTTTTTAAGTTAGCTGGAGAATCAACGTTTTCAGGTGCTGGACCATTTATCACAGGCACATTTGAGCCCATTGAACTATCACGTATACTCATTAAGTTTGATTTAACTCCCTTGTCAGCAATGACATCCAGCATCTTAAATGTTACACATCCATCATTCAAATGTACATTGAAACTAATTGATGTAATGGGCGGACAAACACTTCCTTCAAATTTTTCACTCATCCTATATCCATTAGCTCAAGCATTTGATGAAGGTATCGGACGAGATGTCAACGCATTTGAAGATATTGATGTAGCAAATTATATAACAGCTTCAATCTCAAATGGTCTCACAGCATGGTTCATGTCAGGTGCATCTGGAGCTGGATACGTTGGCGAATCAAACATCGATTACATCACGGGATCAACAGCATTAGGTGATCTTTTTGCTGTACAAACATTCACAGAGGGTGATGAAGACATCTCCATGGATGTCACAAAGATAGTCTCTGCAACGCTTACAGGCCAAATTCCCAATCATGGATTCAGAATCTCTTTCTCAGGTACACAGGAAACTGATGATCGTACTAGGTTCGTTAAACGCTTTGCAACTCGCCATAGCACTGATCCACGACTTCGACCTTCAATTGAGGTCGGATTTAACGATTCAATCCACGATCATCATAAAAATTTCTTCTTCGACACAAGCGGTTCACTATTCCTGAATAACTTCAGGCGTGGCATCGCCGCTAACATCGTCTCAGGTGTAAGCCTAACTCCGATAACAGGTCCCAATTCAATCATTTTAACATTAGTATCAGGCAACTATACTTCTGGAGCATATTTCACAAAAATAATAACAGCGTCACAACATACGATCGGATCGAATAGCATCACAGGTGTCTATTCAGCATCATTTGCAATTTCTCCATATGAAAGTGGAACGTTGTCAGAACATGTTACACGAGCACATTCAGCAACATTCACAGAGATCTGGGGATCGCTCGATGGAACAGTGGGTTATTATACAGGCTCATTAGTTGTATACGACTTTGATCGATCAGCATTTTCAAATGCGCCCGATCGTCTTAAAGTAACAGCAACTAATATCAAGTCATCGTATAAGTTAACTGAGCGTGTTAGAGTACGAATCTTTGCACAAGACATGGGCTTTAATATGAAAGCTACTAAACTTCCATTTGAAGCGCAAAGTCTCATCTTTGATAATATGCATTATCGACTTACTGACGTTAATAAGGATGAGATCATCTATGATTTCGATCTCAACGGTAATTCAACTCAACTCTCGACTGATGAAAAGGGTATGTATTTTGACCTATATATGACAGACTTAGATGTAGGTAGTGTATACACCATTGATATCTTATTAGATACCCACGGATCATCCCAAGTCTTCAAAAACGTCGGAGGATCCTTTAGGATAGATCCATAATGTCTAGGAAGCCTCTCGATCTTGATAGACCTAAATTATTCTCACCGTCATTTACTCGACATATGCTTGAGCAAAATGGTGCAGTTCTCAAGAAAACATCACAAGATTTAATTGATTCAAATCTTTTAAGTACGTCATCATTTCGTTACGATCCTTTGGGCACAGGGATCAGATCAACTCAACAAATTCCAACTGATTTTTCAAAGTTTGAAAATCATACATTCTTTAGCTCAGCTGAAGCAAACGTAAATATCGCATTTGAAAAAATCATCAATGAATATCCATTCGACGGGTCTAAACGTGAAGTTGAATCATTCCTTGATTCATTATCAGGATTTGAAAAATGGGTCTTCGATAATTTCCCACGAAATTTAGGTTATCTGAATTTTTCAGGATCAGCAGGATCACTAGCAACTGACGGCACATACATCATTGTAAACGATTACGCAGGATTTCTATACCCTACGCTATCAAAGAAGCGTACAGGCGAAAATGTCATCGATCCCAAATTAAAATCAATCACGATCGAACTTCATGTATTCTCACCCACAAAGAATAATAGAAACCAGGTCATCTGTCAAAAGATATCTGGAAGCCAACAAGGTTTCACTCTAGCCCTATCGCAATCAGCATCAACAACAGCTTGTAACGTTATCTTCGCTGTAACATCTGGTGCACTTGTTTTGTCTGCATCAGCACCGATCGTAAAGGGTCAATTCAATCATATCGTCGCTACACTTGATCGTCATCCAGGTGTTAACGAGATCAAACTCTTCGTTAATGAAGAGCTAGTCGATGAATCTGAAACTGTCGCAGAGCTAGGGATCATCGAATTTCCTACATCTCCGTTTACAATAGGCTCTGGCACAGTTCATGCAGGTATGCATTCATCTTCTCCGTCTGTATCATTCATACCCACTGAAACATTCTCAGGTTCAATCGACGAGCTTCGAGTATTTCATAACACTCGTACTATCAAAGAACAGCGTCTTTATGGTCGTAAGTCTATTTTTGCGACGCCGGAACTTAAACTTTATTATAAATTCAACGAACCTTATGGTACTATCGGCCGTAATGAACTAGTAATTGATAGTTCTGGAAATTCTCTTCATGCACTGATTTCGAATTATAATTCAGATTTACGCTTGACAGGATCTCTTTCCAGCCCAATGACATCTGAAAAGCGAAGTGTCAATCCAGTCCTATTTCCTGCATCTTGTGATGTCCAATGCTTTAACACTGAACTCTTAGCGACAGCTAGCTCATATGATACACAAAATCCAAACTTAATTACAAAGCTCATTCCTCCACACTATTTTCAGGAAGGACAGTTGTTTGAAGCATTTCTAACAGAGGCTGGTCCAATAGCAGATAGCGTTGAGGGTTCAGGTCCACCCGGATCAGCTGAACTAGGGTCAGCACAATTATTAACAGCGCTTTTATATGTTTGGGCACGCTTCTTTGATGAAATCAAGATGATGCTTGATCTATTTGGATCAGTAATACATGTTGATTATGACAAGCATGGATTCACAGCTGATCAATTTTTGATATTTCTCTCAAAATACTACGGTTTTGAGATGCCAGCCTTCTTCGTTGATTCATCGATAGAACAATTCATCGATGCTGAAAACATTAGTGATACTATCGGAACTAGCTCGACATCACTTCAATACGTCCAAAACCAGCTTTGGAGGCGCATTTTAACGAATGTTAATGAAGTGATTCGTTCTAAGGGCACGCTTCATAGCATCAAAGCTCTATTGCGCTCGATGGGTGTTGATCCTGATCAAGACCTCAGAATTCGTGAGTTTGGAGGTCCAACGTTTCGTAACCTCGAAAATGCTCGTGAAAGTAAAAAATCAATTACAACATTCCTTAATATGAGCGGAACTCTGGGACTTGCTACTGGTACATTAAATGCACAAGGCATCAGTAGTGTTCGTCCATTCCTACGCTCACCATTCCTCTCAGGTTCACGTTCAGAACCTGGTTATCCGCAACCCAAAGGTACATTTGTACCAATCACAGGACGACCAAGTATTTCAAATGATCCCTCAGATGGTCTATTGACATCTGGTTCATGGACATATGAAGCAACATATAGTTATCCTAACCTGCTAACTGGGTCACACGCTGTCACACAAAGCCTTGTACGCTTCAACGTAACAGGATCTCTAGCGGGTGCAGCAGGTTCAGGTGGATTGATCACAAACCTCGTAGCAATCTCAGGATCTGGTCTAATTCTATATGTCGCACCAGGCTACGGAGGCGCAACATACCCAACATTAACGCTGCAACTTTCAGGCTCTGATGTCATGAATGGACGAGTTTGGAACGTTTGTTTTGGCCGGCAACGAGCTGATGAAGTAAATTCCTTCGTCTCAGCTTCATATTTCTTAAGAGCTGCACGACAAGAGTTCGGTACACTCATAGAGAGCTATACAACACAGTCATATTTCAATGAATCAGGCAGCGCTGCAGGTACTCAAAATGTCTTTGAACGCATATCAAACACTCGAAACGCATCAGGTTCATTCTTCACGATTGGATCACAAAGCATTAATCAGGTGTCATCATTATTCTTGAATGATTCGACAATCACATCACAGGCTCGTATCTCGCAATTTGATGGAACAGTGGGTCAAATCAGATTTTGGAGCAAAGCACTCAGTGTAGATGAATGGTATGAGCATGTAAGAAACTATCGATCTGTCGGTGTGCAGGATCCATTAACACATTTTAACTTTGTAACGACAACGACAGGATCATTTGAACGACTTCGACTAGATGTATCACTAGAACAATCCAATACGATGTCTAATGCTGATGGAACATTTCTAGCATTTGATTTCTCTCAAAATAATTTCCACATCAGTGGATCAGGATTCGAAAACTCTGTCAATGTTACACGACCCCAGAGGATCTTTTACAGCCAACTATCACCAAAATTTGATGAGGCAGTCTCTAACAATAAGATTCGTATTCGTAGCTTCCAAGATTATTCTAATGTACAACTTCAGGGTGGTCAGATCGCACCAATATATGAGATTCCACGGCATGAACAGCCGAATGATGATGTTCGATTTTCACTTGATTTTTCGATCGCTGATGCACTTAACGATGACATCGTTAAGCTTTTTGCAACGTTTGATCAACTTGATAATGCCTTGGGCAACCCAGAGCTTATTTTTTCACCTGATTATCCGATGTTAGATGATCTTCGAGATGTATATTTCAATCGTTTAACAGAAAAAGTAAAATTACGACAATTTTTTGAATTCTTCAAATGGTTTGACTCAGTGCTAGGTATCTCAACATTCATTGAGCAATTGATACCTCGAAAAACACGATTTCTTGGAACAAATTTCATAGTAGAAAGCCATATGCTCGAACGTCCGAAGATGGAGTACTTATTCACTGACATCTATCTAGGAGAAAATAACAGACATGGATTAAAAGGTACGATCCTTCTACAGCAATTTGTTGCTCTTCTGAAGAGGTTTTAAGATTATTTGTATAATTTCAGTAGTGCTGATACCGACTCTGTTTAAGAAGTATCAACTTTCTAACATTAGTCATCAAAATACGATTTCTATTATCATAAAACGTCAGTACAATAAATTCATAGAAAATGAATGACGTAGCTCTTTAACAGCGGAGATTCTAAATGGTTTTTGGATTTTTTACGCCTTTTGTTGAATCGATTCAAGTTCCCCCTAATAAACCCACAGCATTTGAATCTGGATCAGATACGACTGCGATCGATCATTTACGACAAGGCGTTGAAGTGTCAACTGATGCACATCGCTACGCTGGTATGCTTCCAAAACTTGGAACTAACGATAGACTACATCGACTTGATGTGACTATATATGGACAATCTAATGAATTCGTCATTGATCCAAAATTTGAAGATATCATCATCTTTGATCCTGTCGTGCATCTTACACGTAACGTACAACTTAACTTTCCATTCGTGCTAGATAATCGCTCGTTCAATGATCATGAATCATTCGGCGGATTCATCCAACCCTTAACAATTCCAGGACGTGATTTTTTGATCGGACCAGCTGTATATGAACCCCATGACATTCACGGACATCTTATGGATGGAAATGAAAATTCAGCTAAAAGTGTAAGTCGTATAATATATTTAATTGATACGCTAGAAACGCCATCAGCTAAAGATCTTTACATCGATATCACAAATAGCATGGGTACTAGCGGATCTATCATAATCGAAAGTTTTTTTCATAAAAATGAAAAACTTATACGACCATTTAATGATTCACATTACATATCACGAACATATGCCTCAGGCTCTATTCGGTCTAGTACAATCGATCTTATAAGCGCCGTCATTACTATGGCAGGTGATAGTGACAATTACATTCCAGCTGGGTATATTGCTTCTAGCGCAGGTTTTACATACGATAATACACCTCTAGGGACAGATTCAATAGCATTTGGGGGCCTCAAGCGATCATGACGCATAGAATTAAATTACCACCTCGCGTTCAACTAACAATCATGGATTCTGAGACTGGTTCTTACCCTACAATCTCTAGGATCGGTGACACACGAACTGGTCGTACTAACGTCATGTTTGATGATTCACGAACATTGCTCTTTAGCTCTGGCGTTAACATTTATTACCCAACATTACTACCATTATCATCAACTTTTACGTCAAGCTTCACGTCAAGCTTAACAGGCTCTATTTTAACTGGAGGGATTGTTAGAAAAGGAATTGCTGATCGTTTTGTCGTCTTCAAGAAAAATGAAGGTATCTTTTTACCATTCAAAGAATCAGAGCTTTTTGGACATGATCTCAATGGATCAACTGATCCATTTTATTTAACGGGATCTAGCATCGAGGACGTAGGATTTGGATTTACATCTAAATTAGCTAGCAAAACAGTCATCCAGATTAACATCAATCCAATCGCAGAATATAGCGCTTCCATCAAAAATGGAGAAGAACTCAATGGCTATAATCCCGCGACAGATACAACGAATGCAAAAGAATTCATCGGTACTGAAAATTACCCGATGATGTACTTCAATTTTCATGAACGATCTTGGCAAGGGATAGGACGAGGTCTTCCAACTTCCTTAGCAGGAACACCTGGACAAAATGAAAGATCACTAGCAGAAAATATCGTAAGCCAAATGTACGGATTTTCACCCTCTTACGCTATCTTTGCCCAGAATGATGGATACTTCGCTGCTTCGCCCTTTTCTAACTTTGGATTTCCGTTACACCCAAAATTTCATGCGACTGGATCTCAATTATTTCATCTATCTGGCGTGATTGACGGTCCATTCTTAGTTGAAAAAATCGTTTATGAATTCTCAGCTAGCTATAGCACAGGAAGCCTTTCAGCGCATAATGATATCAACGACACAACGTCTAAATTAACTGAAGGTACAGGTCTGCTAGGAGATGAAGGAACACCGATATCAACATTCTTTATCTTAAACCAGCGTGGACCATTTCAAGGAAAAATTTCATACACAAATGTTAGAACTGATGGGGCAGACGGAGGATTTGACAAAGTCTTAACAGCATCGATTCCAAGCTCAATGCAGCTATCAAAAAATGGTCCTAATATTTATGTCGACACAATACGTGATATCGTCACATACGCTCAAGTCTCAGCGTTACAATCAACATACACAGATTCAAACCGACAAAAGCTAGCACGAGATCTTAATATCAACTGTGTTGATAAAGATAAATTTTGGTCAGGCTCGTATGTGCTTTCAGCATCAGTTCGATCACCTGCATCTAATGCCCAGATATCTACTATGTTTGCTGGTGTTAAAGACCAACCAGCGCTTGTTAAAACATTTTATACCCCAGGTGGTCGTAATGGAACTGGTGAATTAACAGGTCGTGATTTAACATCATCTGTCATAGGTAATCAAGTATCAAGTTCATTTAACGTTACAGAAGGGTCATTTATGACTTATACTGTTACGCTAGGGACTAACAGATCTAAAACAAACGCATATATTTTGCTCCCAACAGATAAGCTTGTTTTTGGTTGGCAGGTGCCTCTTGGTCGCAGAATGTATGCAGAGGGTTATGGAGATGCTACACAAGAATTAATTGCTTCAAGCCTAAAGATGTTACCTGGAAAAGGAACACTTAAACTTTATGGTTCTAGGCTTAGGAGAAATGAAGAATTCCATGATTCTCTTAACCAACTTCTAACATCAAACGCTATACATGAAGATGTACAGTCTGCAGTCATTGCTGATCAATTTGAAACTGAGCCACGAACGCATTACAGCGGAACATTTTACGACGATTATATCACAGGAAGCGTATCAACGAATAGTTTAATTTCGCGGCGGAGAGTATCACGTGTATTATTTTCAGGAAGTGTTAATGACTTGTTTGGATTAACATTAACAGATGGCGCTGAAAATCGAGCTCGAATTCCTGGATTAGCACGTAGCGTGTCACATGTGTCAGAAAATGAAAGATTCTATGACACTCTCATGCCTCGAATTGACAAAATTACAGTAATTAATGGCGGGCGTGTTTATAACATTAATAATGCTTTAAGCTCAAATAGAAGTAATGTTATATTTTTTGGTCTTGATTACCCTTTTTCAGCGAATTATGAATATTTTCCTGACCTAATCGATATTTTGTTTCTAACTAATTACGCTGATTTTGCTGTCGATCGCAAGTGGGATCGTGCATTTCCATATGAAGCAAAATATTCAACAGTACCAAGAGATATTGACGTCATATCATACACAGAAGCTACACATAGAGCAGGCACAAGAACGCCTAGTACTGCTAGTGGATATGATGGCGACTACGGAGCTCCTTTAACAAGCCAAGTATTCGAAAAATTTTTATACGCACGAATTCTTAATAGCGGTGAAGCTTTATCAACAAATAATTTTTACCCTCAAATATTTTTATCAGACCCTGATGGTACTAATGCCGTTGGTGTATTTCCGTCATCTAGAAATACTTTATTACACACATATGGTATCGGAACACTTAGATCTGGTACGATGAATGAAGTAGTAGGTTATGCAACAAGAAGTTTCGTCGCATATGATGAAAAAATGAGAGGTGCTATTTTTCGAGGATTCAAATACGGTATTTATAATGCTCTTCCTGAATTCACAAAATCGATGTTTCGACAGACGAAGTTCGGAAATTTTCGTGATATGCTAGAACAACGCATCGATACAAAATTTTATGATACTTTAGGATTAGCTTCTGATGGAACAAAAAACGGCGGACGTGCTGGGGTTACGACTAGCCCAGTCCAGATAAAATTTGTTCAACCACGATCTGTAGCTATTACGCAACCGTATAAAACATTTTCATCTAACATGAGCTTTGAGGCTACATCTAGTGTTCCATACTTCGACGGTCTTGTTCGCAATAGAGAAGAACCCTTGAACATATCTCAAATCAATTCTGCAAGTGTTGTTTAGCAATAATCAATCTAAAATTAGAGCTTCTTTCTTACTGCATCATCGACCATACTCAAAAATCTTTCTGATAACACATTTTCGGGAGGATTAAGCCTCAGCCTCCGCGCGAGTTTAACAATAAACGCTACTTGTGATTCAAGAGTTAGTGTTTTTGAAGCTATAATTGTTTCAAGCGCTACCTTTTCATCACGTAGTTGTTTGATCTCATTATTTAATTGATCAGAATTACTATCAACGACAGCAACCGATAAAGCTATCTGCTGTCGTTCAATTAATTTATGCATCGCACAAACAGAACCGTCTCCAAACATACAAATAGGACAAGCGCTTGCATCGATTGATCTCTTAGCAAACTCAAGCTTATTTTTAAAATTTTCGATATCATCTAAAAGAACATTAACACGCTCAACTAATTTTTCATTTAATTGTTTATAAGCACTACCCATGTAACTAACTATTAACGTTAATCTTACCTTTTGAGTAAAATTCATTTTAAAATGATAACATAATTAAATTTAATGAAAAAAAGTTTAATTTCAACATTGCTAATACTAATAGCATGTCATGAAAAAACAACATATGTAACTACGCCTGTGTCAGTGCTCATACCGGTAGAAACATTAACCTCAACGACAACACCAGTCTTCGGTTGCATTATTAGCGATAGAATTGACATACATACAGATCATGGAATCGCTTGCAATGCTCGCTGGACAATAAACTCATTGCCTTTATTACTTGAAGCTCCTGATAATATTCAAGCTGATCTAGCATTTGCGGCTGATTATATCAACTCACACGTCGGAGTTGAAATTTTCACATTAGATAACAAAAAGGGAGGTTATAACATCAAAATCTCTGAAAGTGATTTAGGAGGAGGCGCATACCTTGGTATCGCAGAATGGAATGTTGATAAATTCCAATTAAACTTCGCAAAGATCGCATTATGGTCAGGTTTAGGACACACTCCTAGTAATGATAGACAATTCGTCGCTGTTCATGAATTACTACATACACTTGGTTTTGCTCATGATGAAACTGGATGTTCAATCTTAAAACCGTGGTTTGATAAAAATTGTCTCACAATAAATGATGAAGACGTTAGATCACTAAAGTTACTTTATGGCCAAAGCTCAAATCTAATCGTCATAAAACCCAGCAAGGGTCAAACACTTACTAGCACAATCGTTTTTAATGTTGAAGGACAACAATTCTGTAAATAGTTTAAATTTTCTCAATAGTCAATATTGTATCAAAGTTATAGCTTATTACAACAGTAACTATAACTTTCACTAATGAGGAGTCTCATATTTCGCTTTAAGATAAGCAAGAAGCCCTCGTTCTCTTTCTTCAGTACGTTTAGCTGTGTTAGCCTCTCGAAGAAGACGATCTGCAAATTCTTCATCAGTCTCTTCTAGCCAACATTTCACAACAGCACAGTTAATATAATCTGCGTGCTCTTGCATCTCTATTCGACATTCAGAAAGATTGTAGCCTTTCTCTGTGAGCTCAGCTACAATCGAAGCTATTGATCTCTTAGTAGCATACAATATTGTTTTATCTAATTTTAGACGTTTTGAGGATAATGTCATAACTCTTATATTTTATCTCGCGGTAAAATAACTGCCTCTGATCCATCCCAAACCTTAACATATTTAAGACCCCTGAATACAGTTGGCATCTCTCTCTCCATGATTCTCGCGATCTGCACATACACATTCCTAATCTCAGATTCAGCATCCGCACTAGCTCGTTGATAAAGCGTATTCCATATAGCACGAGCATTCGCTGTAATAACGATGATAGCTTCTGTTCCATTAGGAAGGCTATCTCTTGCTGCGCCGCGAGCAGCCTTTCTTAACATGCGTTTTTGTTCTTTCTCAGAATAATTCACCAAGTCAGCTGTAAATTCAGGATTCTGCTGCAGGTCATGTTCTATCATCATGAGGATTCTCTTGTATGCATCGAGAGCCTGTTTATGTGATTCCATAATGGCCTCTGTCGTCGCTGGATTAAGCTGTCCCAAGGGTGGAACTGTAAAACCTGGATCCCATGTTCCATCAACTGCTTCATCACGTTCAAAATCGCAATACCTCGTGCTCAATTGTGAATACGCAAATCCTGCACGATGCCTGACTTGCTCATGAGAGAATCCTCGACCAGCACCGACAACTAAAAAACTGAAATTTGCATGTTCAAGGACAGAACCATGAGCAGGTCCAACACGAAAACTACCATCAGGTGACCTACCAAGAAGATTATCAATGTATGCCTGATTAGTTTTACTGCCAGCTTTCTGGCCAAAACTCATGTAACAACAACGTCCAGCAAGCTCTGTTAGTTGTTCTGATCCAGCAACATCATACCCTAATTTTTCAGTCGGCCAATCAAGTCTTTGCTCATCAAGAAATTGTTGAACACCCTCAATATGAAGAGATGTTTTTGCGATAAGATATACACGAGGCTCTAAACAAATTCGCATGATATATCATATCATGATAAAGTTTATATGGATATCAATATTCAACGCTAATATCAATATCAAGCTTAAAATTAAGCTAACATTAACTAAAAAATTTTTTCTAAAGTTACATTTAAACTCTCTATAGCAACTACTAGTAAAATCAAACTTAAGCTCTTTCATTTTAACTCCTTATTTCAGTCT